GAAACGATGGCGATATTGTTTCACGTATATTATGCCATGCGGCATAATACGAGCATAGACGACATACAGATGAAAATGCCCAATATGATACAATCTGTTGAGAATTGTTTGATGCGAGAAATGTATCATTCGTTGTTTCAGGTATCAAAAATTTTATCTCATTATGAAATAACGTATGGTGAATTAATCAAAAAGAATGACAAGACAAATGCGTGCAAATATAAAGAGGATACTCCTGCGTTGTCCTATTTTGTAATTAAATCAATATTGTTATTTAATATAGATTATTTTATAGTTTGGTGCGAATATAACAATCATTCTTCTTTAAATTTTACGAAGTTATTAGAGAAAGATGATATGTATACCAAAATGGCCAGATATTGCGAAATAGTCCGAAAACATTATACTGACCCAGCATATATAGATGCATTGACCCAAATAGAACAAATATATAAAAGTATTAAAACGTCACATAAAAATAAATACATTTTAAATAACCTACGTATGACAATTACCGAATATTGATGCGCCTAATCGTAAAAAAGAGTGTTTATTACGATTACAAAATAAGAGATAATAAGAAGATAGTATATTTTTATTATTTGAATTTATTATTTTTATACAGAAGCAGAGACCGTAGCTGCTGCGTCTACTGTCGCTTGTAGACGTGCGAGTGCTTCCGTTAAACGGATAATTTCGGCATCTCGTTCTGCCATCTTTTCGGTCAGAACCTTATTCGCGGCGACTAGCTGTGACATATTCAGTTCGGTTGGTGCAACTTCGGGGATTGGCTTGTGGTTAATCTTGAATGCGAAATATCCAGGAACACGATCGCCATTCTCGTTGCGCACAATGAACTTGTGAAAGTGCTTGCCATCATAATAGCCGTGTTGGCGAGAATGCTCTTGGGTGTTCAATGTGTTGCGCAAATTCGTAACTGTTGCATTGTCATTCCAGTGCTCAAAATGAATGAACACTGCCTTGACGGTTCCCACATTGTCAATCTTGCGGTCAATGAAATCAATCCTAGATACCTTGCCGAGTTGAAGGTCGTTCTCAATGAATGATTGCAGATGTTTTGGCTGAAACGTGCGAGTAGTGCCATCTGGATGCATCAATGACATACTGTTGGGGATGAGAGGGATGTATAGACTATTCCAGTCAGCTTCTGTCAATGTCAAATGTCTCACTGCTGCGGCAGTGGCTTCGCTATCCGTGGCTACTGCAACACTTGGTTTTGGCATAGTTGCTTCGCGTACAGACAAATGCGTCATTGGATCGCCATTTTCCCACTGAAAGTTTGTATTTTCAATGAGCAATCTAACGCTTTGCCCGCGTAGTTGTTCGTCATCATTGTCGCCAATTCGACACAATGCATAATACAAAGAATGAGCGATTGGCGTGTTAAACCATACATTAAATTCCACCAATGCAGTGCGGGTGACAATTGTTGACTTCAACTTCTGATTGTAATTTTTCTTTTCAATAATGCGAATATCGCGGGGTTCACCGATGCTCATAACGCTGGTCAGCAGTTCAGTAACTGTTTCTGATGTAGTGTACCCAGCAGGCAATGCAACAATCTGCAAACACATAGGCTGATATGGGAATGGGTCACTGCTCACGGCGGGAGCGTGTGCACTGCATTGCACAATGACAGGTTCCACCTGTTGTCTGTAAACGATGTTGTTGTAATTAGAACGTGACATTATAAATAATGATACGAGATAGGATGCCTATATTTGTTATAGGAAAAAACATTCAATTTTTTACGGATTTTCTAATTCTCTACGTAACTTCATAAGTGCCATATCAACCTCAGGTTCTTTTCCACGGATAAAATGTAATAATTTGGCGTGTTTTGTTTCTAACAGGATTTGTTTTAAATCTAGATTTTGGTTAAATTTGGCAATTAATGCGATTGTTCGCTCCATTTTATTACGCGGGTTCTCGGTTGCTTCATAAAAATCTGGATCAATAGTAATATGTTTCTCTCGTAACACATTGTCCTTAGACTTTCCAGTCTTGCCTCCTGCTATTCTAGCCAGACCAATATCTTTGGATATTTCACTATCACTATCAAGTGAGAACTTCTTATAAAAATCAGGGAAACCTTTCTTAAATTGAGAACCTAGGTAGTAATGTTCCACCGAATTCCATCGTTTATCGTCCACAGTAAATGGGACTAGCCAAGCATCATCCAATTTCCTGCGCCAGTCAGCCAGATTGTGTAATTTATTATATTCAAATGCAATAGTATCCGGTATATGTTCTCCTGAACCCTTGCCCGGTCTAGGCGCAGAATTTGACTGGGTATGGAACATAAACACGATATTTGCATCATACACTTCATTATGTATGTAATCATCATCGCTTTCTTGTGGTTCTCCTTCATTTGCATCTAATCCTAGTTTAAGTTTCATATTACGGAAATCTTGTATTAGATAATAGGGTCCAGCATTGCGCTCCATACATTTGTTGATGATTAATGCCTTGATGTCATACGGTACTTCCGAGAACTTGAATATATTTTTCTCCTTATAGGTGATTAATTTATAATGACTACCAGTGTATTCCGTCATAATATAATAATCGGGTTTAAACTGCCCTTGACGTTCAATGTCCGTATCATTGAGTTGTCCACAGTTAATAACCGAATCCAAATCGCCCGCTCGGTAAGAAAGGCTAGACAATAGTATAATTTTAATATTTAGTATACGTTCAAGTGTAGATATTGCCCACGTATCTGCCCAAAATCGGCTCGTTTTTACAAAAGCTTTAAAATCATCCGTGGTACGAATATCTTTCATATAATCAAACTCGTCCAGCAATAGTTTTGCCGCCTTTTTATCAATTATAGTTTGCTTATATTTTTCCACAACGCTATTTGCCTCGGTTAATATTTGTTTCGTCTCGGCTTTATCTTTACTTTTTTCGCTGCGTCCCTTTAATGTATTGCTCGTTTTCTTCAATATCTTCAATATATTTTCCAGTTCTTGGTATTGTCCGTTAAACGCATTATATAAAGAACGATATTCTTTGAATATGTTCTCGGTAACCGCATCAGATAAAATCGCCCGAAGTTTTGCAACAGTTGTTTTTTTACCGACATTTGCAAATGCATCGCGTATAACAGCAAACAAACAATCTCCGCCACCCTCATTGTCTACAATTTCATAATTCCCATTCTTCATAAATTTGGCAATCCATTTGTGCTTAGTCGCCACACTAAATGATTGCTTGTTTTTTTCGGACATTTCATTTGTTTCTTCTGGCAGTATATCGGGCATCTCAAATCCAGGAATTTCTTCAAATATCCCATCTTCGAGTATCGTATCATTTATCTTAGCGACACTCGTTCTTTTACTTTCGTCTATTTTCAACTTCATAACATCATCCGTTTCATCATCCAATGTTATTGTAGGGGATGGTTCATCTAATACAATCACATCATCTGAAATGTTAACATCTGGATCATCTAATTGCACTGCTTGCTGAGGATTTTCAGAGGGTGACGGTGGAATATTTTTCTTAGTTTCGGCAATCAATTTATGTAAATAATCCTTTGTGATAAAATACAGAATATTGCCCTTTTCCAACATGATGTCTCCATCGTCGTCCAGACTATCAATCAATTTATTGCTGGGAAACTCAACCACACCAATTCTAGACTTAACCTCGTCATTTACCATTAGATAAATAGAAAAATAGACGACATTGTGTGCAGAATACGTATGCTTTTCTTTGCCTATACCGATTTGTATTGGCTGTCCGAATAAATATACATCATATATAGACGACGATTGTCCAACATCTGCATCATCCACCGTCTTGTTCTCATTATAATTGATTTTATCTGGGTATAACTGAGATTTCACCATAGGAGAATGTAATATAACATAACACTATATTACATTTTTATCTTATTTACCATAGTATTCATTATGCGATACACTTGGTCATAATGTCTTTCATATCCATATACTTAAATATAATGCGGCTAGAAAGTCCTGGATGGTCTTTCGCTTTGTATGCAGCATATTGGTAAATATGTGCGCCGATCGGGTTCCAATTGACGTGTTCTCGTAGATATCCATAAGCTGCCTTGATGTATACATTGAGAATTTCAATTAATTCTTCTACATAATGCATTTGCCCGTCAACATCGGTAGCAAGCACAACCTTATCTTTTATGACAGTGAGTATTTCTATAATATCATCTTCTGTCATTAATTCATAGTTCATCAAATTTACTAAAAATACCGAAATAGATTTTCGTTTGTCATTTTCTTTTGTAATTTCACAATATTTGTTATAATCTTTATCTGGGTCAACGTAGACAATGTTGTCAAAACTATTCAAATAGTTCGTTTTAAACTGTCCGATCGGAGACTTAAGTTCAGGGCGAGCATCTACTATTTTTCTATATAATTTGGCATATAACTCTGAATGCGTTTTGTTAATACAGGCCACTTCAAAAATTAAACTCGCAATCTTCTGAATAACGATATTGTCATCACAATCTGGATGTGCAAACGTGTTCTCGATATATTCAAAAAGATTTGTCTCGATAGTATCATAATTTTTGATTGACAACTTATTTAACCCACCCTTGATGTCGGTAAATAGTTTATCTATGCCCTCTTTCTTTGCAATGTCAGTTGTTTTAAACGGGATCTGCTTTTCCCATCCTCCATCAGAATGATTATTTCCTAAACGTCCTCGTTTTACATTCGCCCTGCGATTGCGGTCGTCGCTAGAATAATTATTCGCGGTTTCGGTAGGAGGGGGTAGCGGGTTAGTAGAAACGCCCAATTCAACGCCCAGTTGCTTAATAATCTGTAACACCGTATCGGGCAATGTGTACGTCATAGATGACGAAATTGTGGCATAATCAGTAATTTTGTACATTGCCGTCATTTATAGTCGTTACTATGATATGATACCATATTTTTATATGCATTTACGGATGCAATTAGATAAAAGATTTAATTTCCATCCTTGATAAATACGGCGAATAAATATGTTCGTGCATAAAAAATACAAAATTTACAATGGTTTGTGAATGCAATATGCATTTCGTTTTATTTGTATTGGAAGAGGAATATATTATCATCTTGTTCGTTATGTATATTATTTTCTTTGTCATAATCATCATCGCTACTATCGTCTTCGTTATCGCAAACCGTTTTGTCGTCTTCAATGAAATCAACGTAATCGTCGCTACTGCTACTATCATCAACTATATATTCCTCCTCGCTTGTACCTTCATCGCTATCTTCTTCTAATCGTTTAGAACAAGGATGCAAACTATGCCATAGCATTCCAATCATCCGCCAACAGGGTTCTCCCAATTTATCTAATTTATACTGCAATACGTGCCAGTTTCGTCCACATCCGCCTTTTTCTATCGGCATTGAAAATTCACGACACGTCAGATCCTGTGTCCGTTGCCAATCTTTTCCGAGTTTTTCTTCCATCTCTTCTTCTCTCAAATATTCATAATGTCGGATAACAATGTTATCCTCAAACGCTACTCGTTTCTTAATCGTCTGCATCGTATTTCATATATTATATAATAATTGCATATTATATTTTCCAAATAAAAGCATTCAATTTTACGTGGCGGAGCACTCGTTCAGTCCAAATAATTCAAATCGGATGATACATATATTATGGAGATATATCATAAATTAATGGTCAATTTCAAAATAAATGCCGACGTGAAAATAGATTTATCACAAAACGTGACAACAGCACCATCGTCGTCGCCGTCCGCTTTTCATATATCGCAAATCCAACAATTTAAGTTGCCGATAGAATATTTGAATTCGTCGGACATATTTGCACTATCCCCAATCGTATCAAGTGATTTAGAATTAGTTGTAACAAAATCACAACGTAGCATGTATGAGTATCTGTTCCAGCCGACCCACACATTTGGCAAACTATTAGTACCATCTTGGGGGAAAACATATACGACGAACACGATATTTTTAAATGATACCAAACACATCGTTGAGAACTTTGATAAATACAAAGAATGTGTAAAAACAGAGAACCCAGTGGATTGCAAACGAATGTTTGAGATATGGGACACAGTAAAACAAGATACTACCTTTCAAGAGCGATATGGATATATGGAATGGGAAATGTTAAAGCATTTTAACCGTTCACCACCATTTTTGCAACTACTATCGTTTATGAACGTACTTTCGCCCGCAGTGAGCCTGTTATTGCCATTCCTTTTTATACTTTTCCCATTCATATTGTTAAAAATTCAAGGCGTCCCGATTTCATTTGAGACGTATAAAGAGGTTTTAATGAATATCGCAAAACACCATTTTATTGGCAAAACCCTAGCGAATTTACAGTCATTTAGTTGGGATAAGATTGTTTATTTGATAATTACAATGGGTTTATATGGCTTACAAATCTACCAGAACGCAATGTCTTGTGTTCGTTATTACCGAAATATAACAAAGATAACAAACATCGTACTCGACACCAGATATTTTGCGGAACATTCCATTCGTAGTATGGAGAACTTCCTCTTAATATCTGATAAATGTAGTTCATATAATGAGTTTTGTCAAAATGTCCGTGTGCAATGCGACCGGTTGAAAGAACTACAAATGCGACTGAGTGGGGTTACTCCGTATAGACATACAATGTCGTCGTTTATGAATAACGGAGATCTATTGACACATTTTTATCAGTTATATGAGAACCCAGAGTATGAAGAAAGTCTGCGATTTGCAATGGGATTTGAAGGATATATGGATAACATTGGCGGCGTGCATAAGAACATTAAGTCTGGCATTCTACATTTTGCTAATTTTGATAAAGATGGGGAATGTGAAATCAAGAAACAATACTATCCTCCACTGATGAACGAAGAGAATGTAAAGAACGATTGTTCAATGAAGGAGAACATTATCATAACGGCACCTAATAAAGCTGGCAAAACCACGATTTTGAAGACAACCGCTGTCAATATTATTTTTTCACAGCAAGTTGGATGTGGGTTTTATACATCTGCAACAATCAATCCTTATACACACATTCACTCTTACCTGAACATACCCGATACATCCGAGCGCGATAGTTTGTTCCAAGCGGAATCACGTCGTTGCAAAGAGATTATTGATATCATTAATGAGAACCCAGACACAACAAAAAGCAGACACTTCTGTATATTTGACGAATTGTATAGCGGTACTAACCCAGAAGAAGCGGTGCAGGCAGGTAAAGCATTCTTGTCGTACTTATCAAAGTACCCGAATGTGCGATTTATGTTAACTACCCATTATGTCAAGATATGCAAACATTTCAAGAAATCCGCCATTGTACGTAACTATAAGATGGCAGTGGATGTTCTCCCCGATGGAAATTTTGATTACAAATACAAGATGAAACCTGGGATATCGAATTTGAAGGGCGGCATTAGAGTGTTGAAAGATATGGATTATCCAGTGGAGATACTGGCAGACTTGGCTTAAAAATATATAGGTATATTTTATAGAATGAAAGATTTTATAAAAAATATCAGTCGGTATGGAGACATGGTAGCAATACCCCTTTTTGCATTATTGGCGTACTATTTTTATACAATAGAAAACAAATCAACCATAGAGTATGTGTTATATGCATTTAGTATATCGGGTGTAATATTAGATACTTTATATACGTATCAATTCATGCACAAACAACAATAATCATATTATCACAATAAGATGTAATATGATTTATACTTATTTTTTTACAAACAACATAATTTGTTCTTCTGTCTCTCGATGCGTGGTTACGTGCACATTTTTGTTATACATCGGTTGCTTGCTTTTAAACGTAAAATATTTCTTGGTGATAGTATTCATATCGTCTAACAAATTATAGTTTTCTTTGGTATTATCTGAACCATAACCTGATAATATGTAACATAAACGTCCTCCAGGTTGTAATACGTGTTGGCATAATTGAATGGTAGCAGACCAGTATTTGTCTAGCCATTTTTCATATGTATCATATTTCGTGGTGCTCTGGTTCTCCCCGTCATATAATTCAAGACGGTAATAAGGAGGACTAAAAAACACAACATCGAAGTGGTTCGCGTATTTGTCCATAAAGACCTTTGACTTAAACAACTGTTCGGATGGTTTGCAATAAATATCCACAGTCGTGTTTGGAGAATGTTCCTTCGCGAACTTAGAAGTTGTTTTGCATACGCTGGGAATGACATCAGTTCCCACATATTCAACTACATAAGGGCATTCTAGGAAGCCGTAGCAATAGGATGTCCATCCGAGAGTAGGGGTAAATATACGTGTACCTTTAAGCACTGAATGGTTTAACGAATAAACTAGGTATGGGTTCATAATAGAGGCTCTAAAATAAAAAGACGAGAACACGCTGCCTAATCGTCCTTCGTTCATATAATGAAGAGAACTGGGGGTTAATATCTTATAATCAATAATGTTATTCAAATAAAGGTCTTTTAGCACGTCCATAAAGGTTGGTACGTTGTCAATCCCCGATTTCGTATTCTGTAAAATATCTAACATGTGAACATTGCGAATGAAGTTCTTAAATAGTGGATGATCATTGTTATTCATATGTTTATTTTTCATAGGCGGCACTTCGCCGTGAATGATGTAATTGCTGGGTTGAACGCGTAGAGACATATTGTAAAAGCGGGTCAAGTATTCATTGCGGTTCTGAATGTGATAAAACAGCGTTTTTATATTATTCAGGGGAATCTTCTTGGCTAACATATAATCCTTCAACGGGCGAAGATTATTGCCAACGCGCACTTGCGCTCTATTTATAAATTGGTTTTCGGTAAGGTTATTACCAGAAAACATTTTCAAGAAAGTATTTAAATCCGTTAGTTCTATCATTATTCTGCTACATTATAGCTATATAATATTTTGTGCAACTAAGTATATCAAATACATTGATTTATGATCATACTAACCTCGGGAATTAGATACGGAAAAAGCGGAATTGAATTAGGAAGAGCATATGCTTTAACAGATTGAATGTGTGAAATCGGCGTGCAAAGTGCTCCTTGCAGACCATCGACGCGAGTTAGACGAACTGCCATCTTATGTATTCCATTCAACGATTGATACGTTTCAAGATTGGCTCTAAATTCGTATCCCTTAGTATCTGTAAAAGTATATCTTATGCCCCGCCTCAACTTGAATGGGTTTACGTTTGTCTGCATTTAAATAACTTTATATTATTTTTTCTTTAAAAGTGCGGTTAATTGATAACCATATGCAATATCACAAGGTTATCAATTTTTAATACGGAATTAAATGTTTAAGTTCGTGCAGCGGCGGCAGCAGCCTTGTGCACTCGTTTGGACTTAACGCTAGTATATCCCTCTTCCCCGCTATTTGCGCCAGTGACAGGTTGCTTGTCATCTCCACGCGAACGGGGTGCGCGCATAGACTGCTGAGACATGTTGCGGGTTTCACACATTAGCTCGCCGCCCTTGATGCCACTAATATCAGCAGCCTTGTACTCGTGGGGTCCAGTGGTAGACTTCACGCGATCAAACTCTACATACTCGCCCTGAACCAAGTACTTATATTGTGAATTGGTTACGCGAATTGCAGTAAAATGTACGAAAATGTCACTATTCTTATTTTCGCCATCGTGGATAGTAATAAAGCCATAACCGGCTTTATTATTAAACCACTTAACCTTGCCTGTAAGCCGCTGTGATTGTGTTTCAGTATCGGAACTCATCGTTATAATATCATATATATTTGAATGTTTATATCATTTGGAATTTATATTTTCTTATTGTATAATCAGATGGTGAATTTAGGAGTGAGCAAGCGAATGGCGTCTATTATTTTTGCAATTATGGTTTTAGTGGGGTCGTTATTGTCTAGTATATACATTGTATTATCGACCAAATTGACACCCAAACCAGAGGGGTTTGGTAATTTGGAACCTATGTGTAAGAGCGAGTTATGTGAAGGCGCGTCTGCACATGAAGTACCAATATGGAAGGGATCACTTACACCAGAGAAACCCAAAGCCAAACGCGTAGACGAAGCAACGTATAAGGCGGCTGAACAAACGGGAAAACAAACAAATGCCAAGAGTAAACCAAACAAGTATAGTTTCGTGGACAACCAAATAGATAAACCAGTAGAAAAACCAATTGCTAAACCAATAACCGAACAAAAATTTATAGGCGATTTGAATAAGACAGTTGGTAAACGACCCAAAGTAACATCAATTGACTTTGTAAAGCGACCAAAAGGTACACCCGACGGTCTTGGATTTAATACTGGTGCAATAAACTAATCATCCGTTGCGAATATATCGGTTAATGCATTATATAAGGGGGTATCGTCATATTGAATGTGATAACAATAGTTTAGAAAGTTCTCAATGCGACGATTTATTTGGGCACATATTGGTTGAATGTTTTCAAACTCTTTGAGAACCTTGCGCTGTTTATTTTTATAATTCAAAATATGAGTGTCTTCATATTCTGCATCAGTTCCCCCTTGGTTAATTATTGTATCCCATTGAAGCTTGCGGTTGTATAAATACATATAAACATAGCCGAGTGAAATTAAATCATCACGACGAGATGGCAGAGAACCGCAATGGATATGATAACTTACATATTTAGGCGTGCCGATAATATGTAGGCGGGAACCATCGTCAACGATATGATTTGAATTTTCATCCACATAGAATGTAGCAAACCCGAAATCAATGAGGTAAAGTTCTCCGTTTTTTAACATAATGTTCTGCGGTTTGATATCTCTGTGTATAACTAATTTGCTATGTATAAATTGAAAAATGTTAATCATCGTTCGCATAATAACGTCTATTTTATTCGGCAGCAACGGTTTTTGTTGAATGTAATCGTGCAGCGAACAGTCATACAGAGACATCACCAAACAGGTATTGTTATGATGTAATCCAAACCAATAAACAATAGGTATATCCCGAGAACCTTGGTCATATAAATATTTGAGTATAGTTGTTTCGTTTTTGAGTATTTTAACATCGGCGTTAACATCCTCCATTTTAATAGCAACCGGCATATTCGTTTTGTAATGCGTTCCATTAAAAACAGAACCAAAACAACCTGATCCAATGTTCTCTCCAATGGAATATTTGTTTGCTATTCTATTATTCATTTCTTGTATTGTTGCAATAAGGTACATATATCTGTTTATCTGCCTTCGTAAAATATATTTATTATGTATAATAGGATGGAACGAACAAACGACATATTAGAAAAAATAGGCGATATCGTGGATTATGCAGGCAAGCATTATTCCTATCTAAGCATAACATTATACGCAGCATATATAGTAGTATTTCTTGGAGTGGTCAATTTTAATCCCGCATATATAACCGATTTAAAGTTGTTAATGCAAGTAGTTATATGTGTAATTTTAATATATCGGTTTAACCCATTTCGCACTCATGAATTAAAAAAGTATGATGCAAACATAATATTTAGTAGTGCAATCTTCTTATTAGTTAATACTGGAATAGCGGAAGTGTTTGAACGATATTGGTTGAAATTGCCATTGGACGATCTAAAAACATTTGCCCTATCTGATAACAAAAGTGTATAGGCCACAATTAGATAAAGATTTCGTATTGTAATATGTAAAATGGAGAACCAATCTGCTATAAATATAAATCAATTATTTGAAGATGCATTAAAAGATCCTAGTTTATTTTCAACATTAGATATTGATAATTTGTTGAGTAAGATTGAAACCGACAAACATGACTATTTAGAAACCAAGACCATGGCGAGTATAACGGACGAAATATATGAAAAAACGTCAGAACTAATACCTCAAAAAGAGACTGTAAAAGAAATATGCAAAAAACTTATCGGATATCGTTATGTAGATGAAATAAATGAACTACATAAAGGAAAACATATACGCTGGATACGAACGGGAACTACATCATTAACAAACGGAGGAATCGTAGTAGACATCAAATTCTTGGATAATGGGATACACGTTATGTGCAAGAACGGAATGAACCGGTTTATGCAATATAAATTTGACGACTGCACTACATTTCAAAAATTATCAACGGAAGAACAACTTATTATGATGGCATATGAACACGCTAGTTGATATCATTGAGTTGCTTGTTTCGTCTGGTAGTGTGTCCAATGCGCACGCGTTTTCGTTTAGTTTGACTTTTCATACTAGATATGTGAAAGAAATCGCGTATATGATACATTATTTTTTGAGCAACAATGATGTCTGTTTCTAGGTCTTTTAAACTGGGATTTCCGTCGGTATATGTGTTATTTTGAATAAATGAATTTAATAAGTAGTTGTGCATTGTGTCCGCTGTCACGGGAACTTGTCCAATTTCACTACCTTTGCCTCCACCTCTGCGGGTTAATTCTAAACACATTTTTGAACTGACAAATCGCTGTATAATATCTTGGGTGGATAAATGGTGGACATACATCTTGGGCTGAATATAGTAAACATCTGTATGTTTCATATCAGGATAATGGGTGTTATCCAGAAAAAATAGTTCGGTGTTTTTGGGCAATAATGTGCATCTAATAAAATCGGAATACGTTTTTGAATGGGTGGTTCTAGACGGTTCAACCCGTTGACAGTTGATTTTAAATGCCGAAATAATCTGATTAAATACGGGTCGTTTTGACTTTAATGCATAATTAAAATAATTAGATATGAGGTCTACCCATCCAATGAAACACTGATTATTAGTATATATATACAAGTGACTGCATTCGCCTGTTTGTTTTTTTGCAAGTAAGTATTCTAATATTGGCAATATACCATAACGTAAAAATTCTGGATACAAGTCCAATAGCTTGTTGAAATTTACCGGAATATGATTATTGGTAAAATCTTGCAAGGTTGACCATAATACCTCTAAATCGGTAAATGATCCAAGTGTTTCATCTAAATCAAATGCCACAACACGACTATTCGTTTTTAACCTTTTTTTATAATATCGTTTGCCTTTATAGACTTGAACATTACTATATATTTGATGTATGTCAAGTGCCGACATAATATTAAATCTATAAAATAAACGGTTATTTTATAGAGTACAAATTAAAATGTTTATTTACCAGTTGAACCAAAACCTCCTGCCCCTCTTTCAGAGCTAGACAATTGATCGTCTTCTACTATAACCACATATATCGGACAAAGAGTGGGATGACACGCTTGTAATAGGCGAGTATGTTGCACCACATTGTAACTGCGCGTATTTGCATCATCGTTTAACCATCGAAATGCACCAATTAAGTTGCCACGATAGCCCGAATCGATGATACCGGTATGATTGGCAAGCATTAATGGCGTTTTAGAAATGCTAGACCGAGGATGAGTAGTAAATGCACAGTTTGACCAAGTATCTGTTGCAGCATTTACATAGAACATTTCCGTCTTAACTTGGAAATCAACAAATTTAGATACAAACGCTTTATCGAAGGTAACATCCGTTGGAAAGACTAGGTCAAATCCAGAATCCGGATAATATCTATCCAATGTATTTGCATTATGGTTTGCAACTAACGTAGTGTATTTTTCTCTCAGATTATTATCTTGCACTGCAATGTGTAAAATCGCAAAATTATCACACGCATTTTTAGCGGTCACTGACATACGTGACTGCTTAATACGGCTAATTAAATCATTCATATTATGAGTATTCATAGTGAATAATCATAATACCATAATATTTTTATACCATTTTAAAAATGTATTTATTTCATATTCTTAAAGTCGCGCCAAGAGATTGTTTTACCCCCATTCGCCTCCACACGTTCCCCCTCGTGTTGTTTATCTAAGTTATCAATTCGTTTTACCGCACTATCTACATACAATTCTTTCAATAGCTTGCCGACCATAACAGAGCCCTCATGCTGGTCGGTTTTTCCGTCTTCAATCAATTTTAACACTGTCAAAAGCTTAGTCATAATAGTTAGGTCCAACTCGTCGCTAATCATCTTATTGAAGATGTCGGTATAATTATTATACAGAAAACCACACTGTGACTGGCACAACGTCTTAAACTCGTCTGGCTTGGTTCGTCTCAATTCGGCGTGCGTATTTTTAAGAGTATCCATAGTACGAATATCATTGCGCATAGGCACACTGTGCTTTACCTTACGAATATTATGCGTATTGTCTTCCCCTTCCATTTCAGTTACCAACTTTTTTAAATTTAAACGTTCATGATCGTTGAGATTTGCCATAATGATGAAACCGTCAATATACATATCACATAGTATATTTTTATGTATGTTTTACAATAAACTATTTAGTAATCTGAATGCACTATAATTGTAAAAAAATATCTAATCACATTTTATAAATGTTCACCATAGAGATTGAATTAAAGCACATTTTGCTGATTGCCGCATTATATCTCATAATAATTATTGCGCTTAGTTTCGCTATTCGCGTAGTGCCTTATTCCAAAGACACTTTGTTCGCAGTTGAATTCCCATACGAAGGGTTTACCTCAACTCAGCCAGAAACCGAACCATTTTCTGCAATTGATGAAAAGAGTGAAAGCGCTGACTGCAAAAAAGTAAGTGGGTTTAATGAATTATACTGTTCTCCTACATACAATCCCCCAAATAATGACAAGTTTTCGGGCACTCCGGGTGGAGCATCTGGTGATAGCTATGGACTAACCAACTCTATGGGTAAGTTACAGCTAACCAAGGAACAGATCGAGTTACTCAGTACCCGTGGAGGCAATTCGCAAGAACGCAAACTACTGCCCGTGAGTAAGTAAATTTAGTAAATTCCAAAGATTATGTTTTGAATTTACCTAGGAGCGGATAGTCCGTCAAACGATAGACTGCAATTTTCACAATAATAAATTGTTTTGCTGCGTGTCTCGCTAATGTCAATCATATCCGAAATAATGTTATGTGTACAATGTTTTCTAAGATAGGCATTTATAAGTTGTAATATACATTTATAATCGTCGTTTTGATATGGGTCTATTAATCCTTCTAGTTGCATTTTTGCATTTGCCATAAATTCAACATCCACTGAACCACATATATGACTGCTGCTATTATCCATTTACAAATATTGTAATATTCGGTTTATGTTGTTTTATGCATTCATAAAAAATACAAATATACAGGATGAGTGTGATAGCAGATTACACATACATTGCTAACATACTTTGGTTATGTTTTTCTTCTGATTTGATGATAATGTCTACTTCACGCTTTGTTACAGTAAACGGAAAACTAACTGTTAAATCAATATCAATGCCGACAATCTTCGTATCCGCCTTCATTAATCTGAACAGATTAAGCTTTGTGTAAATGATTTCAAGACATCTTTTCAAATTACGAACACCAGATTCATCATTCGTTAGACCAGAATTGGAGATGATGTATTGCAATGTGTCGTCTGGAATAATGATATCCCCCTCCTTGAAATTTACCTGCTCCTGTATCTTCGGCAATAGATACTTGCGGGCAATTGTGACCTTTTCCTTTGCATCATATCCCTTCGTTTGGATGCGATACATACGGTCGCGCAATATAGGATTTACCTTGCTTTCATCATTATAACTGAATATGAACAGACACTTGCTCAAATCAAAGTCCACTTCGGAGAAATACTTATCGTGGAATTGACTGTTTTGTGACGTGTCTGTCAAGTGTGTTAGAATGCCCACGATTTCCTCTCCGCGAGGAGTATCGCTAATCTTGTCTAACTCATCAAAGTAAATTACAGGGTTCATGCACTTGCTGTTCATCAGGATCTGGACAATTTTACCCCAAGTACTTCCTTCGTACGTATATGAATGTCCCTCCAAGAAACTACTATCGCCAGTTCCACCCAATGCGATAAATGCGAAGTCGCGTCCAAGAATTTTGCTAATGCCGTCCTTGACCAGTGTGGTCTTACCAGTTCCCATCGGTCCCTTAATTGCAATAGCAGTTCCCATAGCAGATGGGTTAGAAATCCACTGACCGACCATTTGCATAATTTGGAGTTTTGCATCATTCAGACCATACACGCACGAATTTAACGTAGTCATTGCCTCATTCATATAGTCGTGGCACTTATCAATGCCGTCGTTAATTGAAATGCTGAGCCCACGATAAATGCCGAACGGGATCTTCATAAACGCATCTACCCAATTTTTGATTTTATAATATTCGTTATCGCTCGGGTCCATTGACCGCAATACACTCAACTTCTGCATTGCAACGGATTTGAACTTGGCTGGCATCTTGGCGTCCAGAAGTGCGAGCCGATACGGTTTATTTATATTGGTGTAACTATTGATCTCCTTCAAATCGTTCATCACTTTGAGTTGTTCCTTGTTTGACAACTTCTTCTTGAAATAATCTACCTCATTGGTCTGTTTCTTGTGCGAATGAATAAGTTTGTGATACGCCTTTGCATTATTGATACGCGACTGCTTGATTAACTTCTTGATGGAAGCGTCGCAGTCTCTAACCGCCTTTTGCAAAATCTTGTTTGTGGGCTTCTTATTCAACTGAGCAGTGAGCGTTTTCTTGGTGTCAATCATATCCAAGTACTCCTGTTGAACATCCGTAAGTTCAACTTCGTCCTCGTCTTTCTTGGCTTTTCCATCAGTTTCTTCGGATTTCTTCTTATTATTTTTCTTTGCTTTCTTTGCCTTTTTGTCGGCGATTACTGCTGGAACTTCAACAGCTTCATATGCTTCTCGCATAAACATTTTTTCGTCATCGCTGTCGCATTCGGCGTCATCGTCGTCTTCATTATAATCATCCTCCGCTGGCTGTTGTCCGTCCAAGCCGTCGAGCAGTAGAATATTATACATACCATCATCATCTTCTTCATCTTCGTCGTCGTCTTCATAATCTTCGTCGTCTTCGTCATCATCTGTTTCTTCTTGAATTTTACGACGTCCCTTCTCGCGAGTATTTTTTGTTGATTTTTTTGTATTTTTTGATTTTCCACGTTGCGCGATTTCCTCCTTTTCCGATTGCTTCGCGCGATTGGACATATACTTAGACGGGAAAATCTCAGAAATAATCTTCTGGATTGCAGCGCGACTAACATTGGGTTCATCATCTTCATCGTCGTCGTCTTCATCCTCATCATCCTCCTCATCTTCTTCGTCTTCATCATCCTCCTCCTCTTCTGTATCTTCAATGTCTTCTTCTTCGTCGACCAACTTGCTATTGCTTCTAGTACGGATTTTATGTTTAGGCGGTTCATAGGTAGAATCTGACGTAGTTTCTTCGGATTCAGAAAGCTCCTCTTCCTCATCGCTATCAGAATCCCCTTTGTTTTTTCTCAGCTTTTTGTTTTTAGATTCAGCGGCAGCAGCATTTTTGGCGTTGAGCATCTTGTTCTTGAATTGCTTGAAGGCAGGCATATTTGAGGTGACTTATATAAACTAATAATAGTTCTAATGGTTGATGTAGATATAATGCTAGCAAATAATTCAATTTTTTACAGAATGTAGATACAAAATGGCAAAAATTAGAATATTACAAAAGTAGAAAATTGAAAACAACCATATAAAAATATAAACAGTATAATTATAGGGTAAATATACGAAGTATGTCATCACACAAGTCAGGTATGAACGAACAAAAGATGCCTTCACGGATCATCGGGGTGCAATTTAGTATGTTGTCCCCCGAAGAAATCCGCCGAAGCTCAGTTGTCGAAGTAACCAGTCGTGATACGTATAAAAATAATGCGCCCGAGCCCAATGGCTTATTTGACCCACGAATGGGTGTATTGGAACCGCGTACGATTTGTCCAACGGATGGATATACGTACATTGATACGCCGGGGTATTTTGGTCACATTGAACTGGCTCGTCCAGTATTGTTCATACAACATATCAAAGAAATAATGAAGATTAGCAAATGCATCTGCTTCAAATGTAGCAAGTTGAAAATAAACAAAGAACAGCACAGCCACGCAATGAATATGACTTCTGAAAAGCGTTGGGATTATGTGTACAACATTGCATCAAAAGTGAAGCGTTGTGGCGACAATATTGAAGACGGGTGTGGGTGCAAGCAGCCTGATAAAATAAAATTAGAAGGAATGGCGACCATCCAAGCAGTCTGGGAAAACATTGACACGGACAATAGCGAAAATGAATCCAAGTCAATTACCCTGCGCCTAACCCCCGAATTGTTATTGAAAAACTTTCATAGAATCTCCGACGACGACATTACCTTTATGGGATTTAGCCCCTTGTGGTCTCGCCCTGAATGGATGATTTGTCAAGTGTTGCCTGTGCCTCCGCCTGCAATGCGTCCCTCTGTGAAACTTGACGCGCAACAGCGTAGCGAAGACGACTTGACCCACATTTACAGCAACATCATTCGGTACAACAAAGACTTAGCGGATAAGATTGCCAGCAATGCATCGCCAAATGTCATTGAGGGTTTGTCTATTCAGTTACAGTATTTCATCGCAATGATTGTGAATAACAAGGTGAAGGGCGCAGATAGTCTAAGACAGCGGTCTGGACGTCCACTTCAATGCATTATGGGTAGATTGAATAGCAAGAATGGTCGCATCCGAGGTAATCTGATGGGCAAACGTGTTGATTTCAGCGCACGTTCTGTCATTACTGGTGACCCCAACTTGTCTATTCGTCAGCTCGGCGTGCCAATGAAGATTGCACAAAACATTACTAAGCCAATCACTGTAAATGACCGAAATAAAGACTTCTTGTTGAAATTGGTTCAGAATGGACCAGACGTATATCCAGGTGCAAAAATCTTGGAACGTAAAAACGGGGAAAATATTTCGCTTAGGTATGTGGACCGTCTATCCATTAAATTGGAGAATGGCGACATCGTTCATCGTCATATGATGGATAACGATGCGGTGCTGTTCAATAGACAACCCAGTCTTCATAGGATGAGTATGATGTGCCATATCGTCAAGATTATGAAGAAGGGTGACACGTTCCGTATGAACGTGGGTGATACAAAACCATACAATGCCGATGAAAAA